GTCGCCAGCGGGTGGCGAGCCGCAGTGATTCGACCGCCCTACCCCGGCGCGACCCGAGTTCGACGCGCAGCGGGCTCACAGCAGATCCATCGGATCGTCGGTCGCCGTCGAGCCGTTGCGACTCCCCGCGCCCGCGCGCGTATCTCGCACCGCGCCATGTGCGTTTTCAATGGGTACAGAGAGAGAAGAGAGAGGGGAACTGTAAGTAGATTCACTCAGGGATTCGGCCCTTAGAGGTCCGTTAGAGGTATCCGGCTTAGAGGTCCCTTCGATGTCACTTAGAGGTACGGGGACATCCAAGGGGGACATGTAAGCGACATCCAAGGAGACATCCAAGGAGTCGCGCGAGCGCCCGTTGCGATGGATCGGCTCGAGCCAGGTGACCGTCGTGTCGCGCTCGCCGACCTGTCCGACCTCGGAGACGCGACGCTTCTCGGCCGAGATCTGGCGGCTCTCGACCAGCGTCTTGACGATCTCGTCGAACTCCCGTGCCCGGAGCTTCGAGGCGCGCAGGACGTCGGTCCGCTTGGCGCCCTCGCCGATGATCTGGAGGACCCGGCGGTCCTCGCGCTGGCGGTCGGTGACGGCGAGCTGCTCGTCGATCAGGACCGCGACGTTGGCCCACAGGACACGGCAGTAGGCGATCGCCTGGCGGACGCACAGCTCGTCGAGCTCGGCCGTCGCATCGGGCTCGGAGCCCGCCACGGCCGCGGCCCGGTAGAGCATGGCGAGCTTCAGGGCGTAGGTCTGGAGGCGGACGGCGAAGCCGCTGAGGTCGGTCCGATGGCGGGTCCGGCCGACCTCGTCCTCCCAGCCGTGCATCCAGTCGTTCAGGATCGCGGCGACGCCCGGGGCGTAGGTCGTCGAGGCGACATCCTCGAGCTCGCCGAGCATGTGGAGGTCGCTGACGAGGGCCGCCCTGGTCCCGGGGTCGATGCCGCCGGTCAGACCCTTCGCGCTCGCCTTCTGCTGGGCCGTCACGAAGAGGAAGCGAGCGAGGAAGCCGCCCCGCAGGTCGCCCTCGGTGATGCGGCTCTCGAGCCAGTCGAGGGTCGTCGCGCCGAGGATCGTGAGGGCGGGCCGGCGGACCTCGATCACGCTGCTCTTCAGGGCCCGCGTGTAGAGGTCCGGGCCGTCGTACAGCTCGGTCAGGCTCTCCTTGAGCCCCCCGTTGTAATCGCGGCCGAGGGTCGCGAGGAAGCCGCCGAACTCCTTGACCGTCAGCAGGCCGGATGAGTGCTCGGCGAGCAGCCCAAGCAGCTTCTCGCGGCTGAAGTCGCTCGGCATGGAGGCGGCCGGCACCGCGTCGCGCAGGAGCGCCTCGGCGGTGTTGATCGAGGTCGACTTGCGCCAGAAGCTCGACGGCGCGACCAGGACAGTCCACAGGTGCGGGTAGACGGTCTGACCCCAGCTCTGGACGTGCATCCGGTTGCCGACGGCGCCGGCGATCGCGGCCAGCCCCGAGGCCAGGTGGAACTCGACCGGAGCGTCCGTCAGGGGCGTCACCGCGCCCAGGTACTGGTGCAGCCAACCGGAGTCGGGCAGGGCCTCACCCAGGCGGCTCTTCGCGGCCCGCAGGTCGGCGTCGGACTGGTAGGCGGCGAGAGCGGCCGCGGCGGTCGTCATCGCGCCACCGGCGCGTCGGCCAGGCGATGCCAACGCGGTCGACCAGTGCCGTGGACGTGGACGTGATAGCCGGTCTGCTCCCAGTGGAGGCGGCCCTCGCCGACCGACAGATAGACCTCGGGGCACATCCAGAAGAACCGGTCCTTCGACTCGCCAGTCGTGCCGTCGAAGCGCGGAATGTTCCTGACCTTGATTGGCTGTCCGTCGTCGGGGCAGAACCTCGGCGCGTCGAGCCGGTCGCGGATCCGCTCGATCACGCTCACAGCAGCCCCAGCACGTCGACGGGCGGCTCAGGGGCAACGGGCACGTCGAGCGCCTCCATCGGGATGTTGCCGACGTCGATCCGGGAGCAGGCCCGGCAGCGGTCGCTCCAGAGTCCGTCGAACCGCTCGAACGTCGCCTCGTCCTGGGGCTTCGCCTCGCCGCACGCGATGCAGATCCGCTCGAGGACGCCCGCGGCGTTCGGACGCGGCTCCAGCTCGCGCATCGCGAACCGGCGCTGGTAGAGGCGCAGCAGGCCCGCCGCGGGGTGGCCGTCGAGCGGAGCCCCGGCGTACCACGGCTCGCCGCCACCGCGACCGGTCATCTCGCGCAGGACGGCGAGCTTCATGGCGTTGAGGGCGTGGCCGGGCCCGTCGGTCCGGAGGACCATGTAGCGACGCGTGCCCTCGTCCTTCGTGCCCGCGATCCAGGCCTGCTCGAGCATCCCGACGAACCGGCGGGCGTCGTCGAGCTCCTCGAGGGTCAGGCTGGCGAGGATGAGCTCGGCCTCCGTCACGACGCGATCCGATGCGCGGTCAGCGCGTCACGACCACGGCGTCGGAGGCGATCACGGCGGACGCGACGACGCAGGTGTTCGATGTCGTCGACGCGCTGTCGGCGCCACTCGATGAGCGACGGCAGATCAGACTCGAGCACCATCCGTCGGACGCCCCGATTGCGGACGTCGAGGCCGAGCTCGGCGGCCGCCCGCTCGATCGCGTTCGCGTCGGGCCCGCCCCGGCGATAGACCTCGCCGGTCGTGATCCACTGGCGGCCGTGACGCTGGTACGCCGGATCGACACGCCGTCGATCGACTTGCTCGTCGTGCTCGGTCAGGAACGCGATGAGGTCGGGCTCCTCGATGATGTAGCGGAAGCCGCCGGCGCCGCGGCCCTGGACGCGCCTGTGGGCGAGCCAGCCGCGCTCCATCCAGCCGAGCATCTGGCGGCTGCCGGTCTGGCCGAGGACCAGCAGGACGTCGTCCTTCGAGAGCTGGTCGTACTTCCACGGCCGGATGCCGAGCTTCACGGCCTTCAGTCGCATCGCCCAGACGGACCGGCCGAGGCGAGCCGCGAGGCGCTCGTTCGGGATCCGCCCGTACTGGTCCTCGAGCAGGTCGACCTGCGCTCGCGTCCAGTTCCGCGGCGTGCTCGTGTGCTTCGGCGGCACGCCAGGGGTGCGCGGTCGGTTCCAGTGGCCCTTCGGCATCAGTGGACAGGCGCGGAGTCGCCGGACGTCCCGCGCGGCCGCCGGCTCTTGATCGGCGTCGGCTCGGGGATGACGGACCGCTCGGCCTCGCCCCGGAGCGCGTCGGCGTTGACCTCGCCGGTCGGCCGGAGGTCGGCGTTGTCGTCGACCGCGACCTTGCCCTCGACCGACTCGTCGCCGGCGATGAGGGCCTCCTCCTTCGTCCGCTTCCGGTACTGCCGCTTGACCGGCGCGCCGTCCTCGTCGACGAGCCCGATCGTCAGCTGGTTGCGCGGCTCGGTCGTGAACTCGACGCTGCGGCCCTCGACGTGGCGGACCGCGATCCGGAAGCGGCCCACGCGGTAGGCGGCGTCCTCGGGGATCGGCGGGTGCTTCGCGAGCAGGCCGAGGACATCCTCGTGGGCCCGCTTGTACGTGCCCGTGACCTCGGCGACGTCGTCCTTGGCGCGGAGGCGACGCTCGAGCGCGGCCTCGAGGTCAGCATCGGTGATGGCCTGCTCGTCGATGGCGAGCTGGGGTTCGAGATCGACAGCCATTGCGTCCTCCTTCAGAAGCCGAGGTCAGGTTCGACGACGGCGCCGTCGGTCGTGTCGGGATCCGCCTCGACGGCCGCGACCGGCGGCTCGCGGAGCACTGCGAGGAGTGCCTGCCACTGGACCTCGGTCGCGGTGCCGTGGTGGGCGGGGAACATCGCCTTCGCCTTCGCGGTCGCGTCGTCGACGCTGATCCCGAGGGCTGCGAGCTCGGCCTGGCGGCGGGCCTGCCGCTCGGCAGACGTCTCCTCGGCGACGGTGCCGCCGAGGCTGATGTCGTCCGCCTTCTGCGCCTCGACCTCGGCGCGCCGGCGAGCCACGCGCTCCTCGGCGGTTGGCAGGGCCGGTCGCTCGCCGGCGTCCAGCTGGGCGAGGGGCTCGGTGCCTGACCCGACGAGCTGGCCGATCGTGATGCCCGGTGCGTCGAGCTGCGGGCGGACGAAGCGGTGGGTGGTGACCTTGCCGTCGTCGCCCCGGACCTTGCTCGACGCCTGGACGGCCCGGAGGACCGCCGGCACCATCGGCCGCGGGTCGAGCGCGAGCATGAAGTCGAGCGTGGCGGGGATCGTCGTGGCGGCGTTCCAGCCGCCCGAGTCGAGCCGCCAGACGCCGAGCCCGGGCAGGCGCGGCAGGACGACCGAGAGACGGGTGACGACGTCGCAGAACTCGTCGCCGGAGCCACGGAGGGGTCCGCAGATGCAGGGTGCCTCGGAGAGCTGCTCGGTCCGGCCGTCGCAGCGCCGCTCGCACGTCCCGCCCTGCCACAGCTCCCACGACTGGCTGACGGCGCGGAGCGCGCGGGGGATGAGGATGTCGAGCTCCGAGGCGGCCGTCGTGACCTGCCACATGCCCTCGTCGGGCGCGTCGGACCAGGCCTTGACCTCGCCGCCGTAGAGCGCGACCGCCGCCTCGAGGACCTTCTTGTCGTTCGAGGTCAGGCGGAACGTCTTGAGCTTGACCGGGTAGCCGCTCTTGCTCTTCTCGCCCATCCGGATCCTGCCGATCTCCTGGACGCGAGGGGTGACGCCCTCGAGCGGCGCGACCATGGCGTTCATGCCGGCACCGCCGACAGGTCGATCATCCGGTCGAGGAGGTCGAGCGCGGACTGGCGCAGCTCCTTGACCGTGTCGGCGAAGGCAGGCTGGAGGATCTCGTCGGCAGCCTTCCGGGCCGCCTGGTACTTCCGCTCGTAGGAGCCCTGCGTCGCCCACGCGGCGGCCCACGCGGCGTCCCACGCGGCGTCCCACGCGGCGGCCCTCGCGGCGTCCCACGCGGCGGCCCTCGCGGCGTCCCTCGCGGCGTCCCACGCGGCGTCCCACGCGGCGTCCCACGCGGCGGCCCTCGCGGCGTCCCACGCGGCGGCCCTCGCGGCGTCCCACGCGGCGGCCCTCGCGGCGTCCCACGCGGCGGCCCTCGCGGCGTCCCTCGCGGCGGCCCTCGCGGCGTCCCACGCGGCGTCCCACGCGGCGGCCGCGCCCTGACGGGCGCGCTGGATGATCGGGAGCGCCTGCTCCGCGAGCGCGCTGCTCGTCAGCTCGGGCAGGGCCTCGAGCTCGGCAGCCAGGTCGTCGAGCTTCGCCTTGCGCAGCCAGGTCGCCGCCAACGTGCGGACCAACCAGTCCGTCGCCATCCAGCTCCGACGCAGCTCGGTAGCGTCCTCGGCCTTCGTGCCGAGCAGCCGCTCCTCGTAGGGCCGGAGGATCTCGCGGTCGGCGTCCGACAGGCCGTCGTTGAACGAGATCGCGAACCGCTGCAGGACCGGGCTGATCGTCGGGTGGCTGTCGGGGATCGGCGCGGCGACGATCGCGTGGTAGTCGCCGCCCGGATGCTCGCGGCACCACGCCCGGAGCCAGGAGCGCTGGACGATGCAGGCGTCGACCTTGCCATCCTCGGTGACGCCGGCCCCGTTGCCCGACCGGATCGGGGTGTCGAAGTCGAGCTCGCAGGTCGCGAGTGCCATGTTCTCCTCCTCCTACGACCAGCGGCCGTCGTCGCCGCGGAACTTCGGGATGAGGGCCCGCGAGCCCTCCTTGACCTCGGTCGTCGTGTTCAGCGACTCGATGACGCCCGGGTCGCGCACGACCGTCTCGACCTCGAGGGGCCACGGCTCGGCGTTCTCGAAGCAGGCCGCGATGCCGTCGAGCGTCTCTCGGTAGATGCCGGCGACCCGCTGCCAGTCGGTCGTCGCGACGACCCGATCGGTGGAGCGCCGGAAGTGGATCCGGTAGTCCTCGTCCTCCACGCCCGAGTGCTCCTCGAGGAGCAGGCGCATCAGGTTCCGGAGCCGACCGTCCTCCTCGACCGCCGCCTTCTTCGCGGCGCTGGCGTCGCGGATGGCGTAGGCGAGCGCGGCGGCCTCGGGCGAGGGCGGCATCAGCCCAAGGGTGTCCCGCGGGTGCAGCCGGGCGATCGCAGCACGCGTCGCCTCGGAGCCGTCGACCTCAGGCCGCACGCCCGCCTCGACCTTGTCCCAGAAGTCCCGGGCGAGGTAGCGCAGGTCGGCCTGGTAGCGCTCGCTGGGCTCGATCTCGTGGACCTCGACGTGCGAGCCGTTCAGGACCGCCACGTCGGCGACGTCGTAGCCGGTGACCGCGAGCTGCCACTGGACCTGGTCCTGGACGTAGGCCGGCACGGGCTCCGCGGCGCCAGCCGACCAGCGGCGGTGCGGGACCCATTTGACCTCGACGATCCGGCGCTCGCCCTTGCGTGCCGAGACGCGATCGAGCGAGGCACCCATCCAGCGGTCGCGGGGGTGAACGAGCAGTTGGCGTCGCCGGCGGAGCGGTCGGCCGGTGATCGCCGTATAGCGCGCGGCGATCGGTTCCTCGAGGGCGTGCCCGAGGTCGAAGAGCTCCTGCGTCTCCGCGTCCGGCGGCTCGAGCTCGGCCAGGCGCGTCTTGACCGTCCAGAGCGCGAACAGCGACATCGCGTAGGGCGTCGAGCCGGTGATGATCGGGATGTCGGACGAGCCGACGACGTCACGGCGGGCGTCGAGCCACTCGGGCGTGCCCTGGATGGCGGCGGGAAGGGGGATGGCTGCGGTCATCCCTCGACCTCGCTGACGCGGATCCGCCAGCGCCGGCCGTAGAACTCCAGCTCGATCGCGGGCTCGCCCGTGCCGTCGGCGACCTCGTGGACGTCGCCGAGCGTCAGGAACGGGCTCGGCTGGTCGGCGCCCCGCAGGACCTCGAGGAGCCAGCCGACGAGCGCGGCGCGGATGCGGGCGGTCGACTCGCGGCCGAGCAGCTCGGCTGCCATCACGCGGCCGCCTTCTCGCACGCCGCGCACTTCGACGTCCGCGGGTGGGCGTAGCGGGCATCGATCCGCGGCTTCCCGCAGGCGGGCCGGCCCTGGCCGCGTCGCGGCTGCCAGTGGCCGACTCCGTCTGCGAGAGCGATCCACTCCATCGGGACCGAGCGGCGCGTGGTCGTGGGCATCGGTGACGGACCTCGGTCCCGTGGAGGAGGAATGGGCTGGCGCCGGCGAGTCCTCCACAAGCCCGCCGGCGCCGGACAGTCAGGAGGGCAAGAGGTGAGGGCGGCCGAGCCCGTGGGGGGAGACGGGCCCGGCCGCGGTGGCCGACGCGCGTGTCGACCGAGAGGCGCTGCCCGACGCCCCGCTGGGCGCCAGTCCTCGCTCAACCGACACGCTCTCGGCCCCCAGCTCCGAGCGATCGTGAACGCGGTCAGGCGCCCAGCGGGGCGTCGGGACGAGCCAGGACTTCATTGGACGACGCCGGTCGCGATGAGGGCGACCAGGACGACAGAGATCAGGCCGAGGCCGAAGGCGAACCGGTCGGCGGTCACGCGGCACCCCGCCAGGAGGCATCTTCACGGGCCGTCAGGTTCGCCAGCCAGCGCGGCTTCGGAGCCGCCGGCTCCTCGACCAGGCGGAACACCATGCCCATCGCTGTCAGCGAGGCGAGACAGGCATCGCAGAGCGCCGTCCGGCGCTGGCCCAGCGCGTAGCGGTAGGAACGGGCGGGATTGCCGCAGGCTCCGTTCCGGCACGTCATCGGCCGAAAATCCGGTCGGTCAGCCGCTCGAGTGCTTCGTCGTCGACGAGCGTCCGGAGCAGCCAGTCGAGGGCGCCGAACGCGATGACGGCGACCATCAGGAACGACACCAGGTAGGCGAGGGCGCCCCACTGCGCCGGCGTCATGCGGTCGCCTGGGCGCGCGTCCGGATGGCCTCGCGGATGCGCAGGACGAGCTCGTCGCTGGCGGTCCGCTCCCCCTTCTCGATCCGCGAGAGGTGGCCGATCGAGATGCCGATGGCCTCGGCGATGGCGGTGCTGCTGACGCCTGCGGCGACGCGCTCGACCTTGAGCGCACGCCCGATCGGGAGGGCCGACGTGTCGACTTCCTGCACCAGATGTCGCCTCGCTGACAGTGACAAACCTTTGCCGACGCAGCATAGTCGTGTCGGCAAAGGCTTGTCAAGCCGTGCTGGAGGATGTTTGCTCGATCAGGTGGTGCTGTGGCGACTAGGGTCAGCCGCGATGACGGATCTCGAGGATCTGGACGCTCGCCGGCGTGGCTACTGGCTGCGGCGCGCCCGGGACAATGCCGGCGTCACGCTCGCTGACGCCGCGGTCACGGCCGGGCTCCAGGCGGGCTCAGGCTCGACCGTCAGCCTCCTGGGAGCGCGGCCTCCGACCGATGAAGGTGCACCAGATGAAGCGCCTGGCGGTCCGCTACGGCGTACCGGTGTCGCTCTTCACCGATCCGCCGATGACGGACGACGAGCGGCTGGCAAAGGCGATCGCCGACGCAGCAGCGCTCGAGCGCGAGGACTCGGACGAGGCGGCGGGAGCTCGCCCGCGAGTTGGCGGCGGGCCCGTCGAACCGCGTCGTAGACCGCTCTCATGAGCTCGGCCTCGATCGCCTCGACGACGGCCGGATCGGCGATGGTGACTGCCATCGGTACCCCCATTGGGCCGGGGCGCCTCGACCGACCTCTCGGTCGCTGGCATTCGATCATCGCAGGCCGTGTCTCGATTCGTGACAGGCTAGGTGGCACGATAGTTGTCCACGAGATTCGCGTAGGCCGGCCGGTTGTGCACAGGCCGTCCACAGTCCAGTAGGGGAGACTCGGGGGATGCAGCTCTACGTCCTGGTGATCTGGCTCTTCCTCTCGACGCTCGTCGGCCTGTGGGCCGGGCGGCGGGGGAGGGACCCGGCGGCGTGGGGCGCGCTGTCGATCGTCATCTCGCCGCTGCTCACCTGGCTGACGCTTCTCGCGATCGGCCCGGGCAACTTCGAGGAGTGACCCCGTCCGTTCGGCTCAGCATGGCCCGGCCGCTCGAACGACTGAGGCTGCGCGGCGTCCGTTGGCCGACGCTCGTGTACATCCTGACGATCGCTCTAGCCGCCTGGGCCACGATCCTTGACGAGTCGCAGCGGATCAACTTCGCACCGAGCCTCGTCCACGGCGTCGACCTCGCGAACTATTGGGGTGCATGGGACGGCGGGCTGTATCACGGCTCGCGGCTCATCTACGGCACCGGGGTCTACCTCTACAGCCCCGCCTTCGCCGAGCTCCTCGCGCCACTCACGGTCCTCCCTTTTCCGATGTTTCGGATCCTCTGGCTGCTAGCGACGCTGACAACGTTCGCCTGGCTCATCCGGCCTGCGCGTGGCCCCGACCGGATGCTGCTGATCCCGATCGCGGTCATCGTGTCGATCGTCGGCGGGATCGAATGGCTGTACTGCCTGGTCCTCGTCTTCGGGCTGAGACATCCGGCGCTATGGGCGCTGCCCATCCTGACGAAGGTGACGCCCGGTGTCGGTCTCGTCTGGTTCGTCGCACGGAGGGAGTGGCGGAAGCTCGCCATCGCGATCGGCGCGACCGCCATCGTCGTCGGAGTCTCGTTCGCGCTGGCGCCAGCCCTGTGGTTCGACTGGATCGACCTACTGCACCGGAACATGACCGTCCCGCATTACGAGGGCGTGATCGGGCTCCTCCCGATCCGAATCGCCCTGGCGGCGGTCGTCGTGTGGTGGGGCGCTCGGCGCGGCCGGCCGGAGGCACTCGTCGCTGCGATGGTCCTCGCCGCGCCCGACATCAACTGGACTGTCGCTGCGCTCGTCCTGGCCTTGCCGCGTATGCTCGAGCAGCGTATGACCGCGAGGAGTCCAGCATGATCGTGAGCACCCGCCGCGGCCCGAAGCTCATGGGAACCGGCGCGAGCTACCGCCGTAGCAACGCGCCGTCGTCTCCCCTAGCTCTTCGTGATGCCGTAGACCCGGAACGCGCCTGACGTGATCGTCCCGGACGACGCCAGGAACCGGACCCCGTCGACCACTCCGGTCGCGAGATAGCCCGCGTTCACCATGAGCCGCTGCGGGACGGTGCTGACCGAGTCGATGCCGTTCATCTCGCCGGTGAACAGCTTCCAGTTCGAGCCCTGCGGCGCGCTGAGGCGCAGATGGCCCGACACGCTCGTGTTGGCCGTCGTCGCGAAGGTCCGGCCCTGGAACGGGTACAGAAGGATGGATGTGGTCGTACCGGGTCCGCTCGCGGCCGACCCTGCAGCGGAGAAGGCGAACTGCCCGGTGTAGTAGTTGCTGCCAGTGTCGAACGCGGCCGCGACCGAGCAGCGGACCTGAAGGAGGCTGGTCGTGCTCATCACGACATCGACGAACTCGAACAGATAGTCGTCGTATGTCGAGCTGATGAAGGACGTGAAGTCGATCGGCGTCGCGCCCGCCCCGGAGTGTGCCTCTAGGAAGACCAGCGCGCCGCCGCCGCCCGACGCTCCGAACGTGCCGTCGCCCTTCAGGACGTCCGACGATGAGCCGGACAGTTTCGGGAGCAGCCCGTGGTGTCCGCCCGTCGCGTTGGCCGTGGTGACGTCCGCCGAGACGTCCATCTGCGCCGGGAGCACCTTGCCCCACGATGGGTCGGTGCCGTCCGATTTCATCACGGTGTCGGCACCGCCGACCGCAAGGCGCGCCGTCGCGTTCGACGAGTTTCGGATGATCGAATCGCCGCGTGTCGTCATGGGGTCCGACAGCCCCGCGCCCGGAAGCGTCAGGAACGTCGTCCACGCCGAGCCATCGTCGCGGTAGACGAGGCTGTGCGTGGTGCACGAGTAGAGGACACAGCCAGCGCCGTTGGCTGGGCGGGCCGAGTGGATGCCGGTCTGGTAGGCGGTCGTGACTCCAGGCATCAGCTATGAACCTCCACCATGATCGGGTTGCCCGCCCCGTCGAGGACCGCCGAGCCGACGGCATCGAACTGCGGCTCGTACCAGGTCACCACGTTGACCCACAGCGAGCCGTTGTACCGGAGCCGCTGCGCCGCCGCGGGAGAGGTGATCGCGACGTCAGTCAGGTCGTCGAGCGCGAGCGTCGAGACCACCGGCGACCACGTCCCGTCGCCGCGCAGCGCGTCCGTCGCGTCGCCGGAGAGCTTCGGCAGCAGCCCGTGCTCGTCGACCGTCGAGTCGAGCGTCACGCTGTCGGACGCGACGAGATGCTCCGGTCCGTCGAGGTGATGCGCGGGGGTCCGGAGCAGGACGTTGCCGCCCGCCGCCGCGACCGCGCCAGCGGCGTTCTTCGTGGCGTTCAGCCACAGGACCGGGAGGTCGCGGACGCTCATGCTGTCGGGAAGAACGCGACCGTGCCGCTGTTGGTATCGTCGCCGCCCGCGCCGCCGCAGGCCGTGCCGCTGAGCGGACCGTACGTTACGGAGCCTCCGCCCAAGACCGCGTCCCAGCCTGCGATGCACTGCCAGAACGAGTCCGCGTTCTCGATGTAGATGTGGTCTACGGACGGCGGAACGGTGAGCGTGGCGAGGCAGTCAACGCCCAGCCCGATCACGCCGATCGCGATACCGTCCCCGCTGGCCGTCAGGCTCGGGAACGTAATCGCGCCCGCGTTGTTCGTCACCGAGACATGGGCATCTGGAGCGGCGTAGCCTTCGAGCTCCCACGCGAGAGCCCTTGGCCGTCCTGAACCGGCCCCGGCTCCGAAGACGTACTCCGTCGAGCCGTTGTCGGCTGAGGTCACGAGCCGGTAGGCGAGGACCGTCTCCTGGTTCGCGTTGCCGTGGATGGTCGTCCGCCCGATCTCGGTGAACGCGACGTGCGCTCCGCTCGGCACTGCCTCAACACTGGTGAGGTCGGTGATGCCGTCGCGCCAGACAATGCCGACGACGACCATGTGACCGGTGCTCACCGGGTCGTCAAAGATGACCGGGATGACGGCTCCGAGCGAGAGCCCGCACGTCGTCTGCACGACCGACGGTTCGCTGACAATGGGCGGCGGATCAGCAGGCGGCGGGTCGGGCTCGGTGATCTCGTCGTTCGCGACGCCGCCGCGGACGAGCGAGACGACGCCGAGGTAGCTGCCACCCTCGCCGGGGACCATGTCGTCGCGCGCGCTGTCGATCACGAAGTTCTGGAACACGCCCGTCTTGGGGTCCTCGAGCCTGACGAGGTCGTTCTTCTGGACCGCCGGATTGCCCGGGATGCCCACGTCGACGACCCTGCGCCGGCGCCCGAGCCGGTCGAGCTGGAAGCGGGCGATGTCCCCAGCCTGGGCGAGGTTGTCGATCTTCGACAGGTCCATCGACAGGCGGCGGCTCTCCCAGGGATGCGCCGCGACGAGCGGGTGCGCGTCGTGGATGCGGTCCTCCAGCTCGGCGTTGGCCCCGAGCTCGTCCTCCAGGGCGGTGTCGATGATCTCGGCCGCGACGACCTGGGAGCCGGGGACGGGCGAGACGAGGCTGAACTTCGCCGTGAGGCCGAGGCTGTCGTTGTCGCCCCAGCACTCCGTATGCGTCGTCGTGTTCATCTCGCCGCCGTGCAGCGTCGAGCCGCTGGTGGCGACGGCCTTGTCGATGACGGTCGGCGTGCTCTCGTCGCATTCCAGGAACCGCGCGGTCGTGCCGCCGTTCGCCCAGAACAGGTGGAGCGTCGTGCCGTCGATCATCAGGCCCGACGGGTTCGTCTGCGTGACCGAGTGGTACGTGTGGGAGTAGTTCGCGATCGCGCTCGCGTCCGTCTTGTCGCGCTTGTAGAAGCGGTCGGTGTCGAGGTTGGTCAGCCACATGAACGCCGCGCTGATCTTGATGGCTGACCATCGTCCGTCCGGGAGCGACATCGTCGCGACGCGAGCGTTGTCCGACTTGCGCATCTTCGCGACGTAGTTCCCGGTCGTGCTGCCGGTGTATTTCCACGGGCAGTTGAGGACGTAGTAGTGCGTCGAGTCGGCCGGGTCGCCGCTGATGCCCAGCGGATGCGGTACCACACCTCCGAGATAGACGCTCGAGAGGACCTGATGGTCGCTATCCCGGACCACGTACAGCTTCTTCGTGGTGCTGCTGATGACCCTGATCTGCGTCGTGACCGCTGGGTCGTACCAGATGCCGACAGGGGCGGGGACCTTCTTCGTCTGCCAGAGCAGGTGCCACGCGTCGGTCAACGTGACGGTCGCGATCTCACCGCGCGTCTTGACGCGCGTGATGAGCTCGTACTGGTCGGACGTGTCGCCGAGGTCCAGCACGTCCTCGCCGGTCCGCCAGGTATAGACCGGCACCGCCTGCGTCTCGATCAGGTCGCTCGATGGGGTCGGGCGGAAGTGCGCGATCCCGAGTTCGTCGCTCCAAAGGTCGTAGCCGGTCATCCCCGTGATCGCTTCGGTCCCGATCAGGAGGTCGGCATAGCTGCTGCCGTCGTTCCAGATGTACTCGGTCAGGACGAGACTCGTCGCCAGGATGTCGCGATCGGCGGTCGGCCAGCCCACGGCGTCGAGCGCCGCGTTGACGATGTACGACGCCTCGCGATTCAGGAAGACGCCGTTTGCCTCCGTCCGGACCGCGCCCGTCTCGCCCACGCCCTGCGGGGCTGATGCGCTGAACGTCTGGTCGACCGCGAGCCCGAACCGGTCGCTGCCGGTGATCGTGACGGTCGGCAGGTCACGACCGTCACGGACGCTGTCGATGATCCCGTCGAAGCTGCGGACGCGGCTCGTCGCACGGTCGCCGTACCACTGGTAGATGCGGACCCTCTGGTTGGTCCGGAAGACGCTCGTGACGCCCCAGCCGAGGGACAGATTCTCGTTCTCGAGCTCGATCTCGAAGTTGTCTGTCTGCGTCCGCAGGGACCGGTCGCGGCTGATGCGCTTGCACCGGTAGTTCACGCCGTTGATCCGGGCGTAGCCGCTGAAGCCGCTCCCCCCGGCCTGGAAATGCGACTTCAGGATGGCGGTCAGCTCGGACGAGATCGCCTGCATCAGCTGTACTCGAAGAAGGCTTCTTCTTCGACGAGGGTGGCCGTGCAGGCCCAGAGGGCGTTGCCATCCATCGACGCTGCGAAGGTGAGGATGCGGACCGCGTGCGTCACCGCCAGGTGGTCGACGTAGACGATCGCCTCGTGCGTCTCCGCGTCCGCCCGGACAGCATCCACATCGTCCTCGTCGTCGAGCGAGAAGGCGATGTCGGCCTGTCGCCAGCCCAGAGCGGTCCCCTGCATGATCGCGTTCCCGGTCAGCTGAGTCCCGTTGTCGAGGATGGGCACCATCTGCGCGTTCGGCGGGTAGGCGAAGCGGCCTGTCGATGTCTGCAGGATCGTGATCCCGTCGAGGCTGCTCATGGCCTGCTCGGGTGGAGGCCGAGACGGTGGCCATCCACTCGGAAGTTCTTGCCCATCTCGTCGACGATCTGCTGGCCGAACCGCTTCGCGGCCGCCGGCGAGACGTCGGAGCCGATCCCGTGGAGGTGGATCGAGCCGACGGACACGGCGACATCGGCCGCGCCAAAGGACTGCGGCACGCTCGGCAGGATGGTCCCGGCCGTGGACGGCACGAACAGTTCCGGCCTGCCGGCGTCGCCGACGATGAACGGCTCATTGGCCCGGGCCCGGGCCCCGTGGGCGGCGTGGTGCGGAGCTGGGCCGGCCTGGTGGTCGGGGCCCGGCAGCCGGTTCGTGAACTGGAGGATCTCGCGGACCAGGTTGTAGGCGGCCAGTGCGCCCTTCCAGATGTTCGCCGCGATGCCGCTCGCGACACCCGTCGCGAGGCCCGCGCCCGCGAGCGTGCCTGCTGCGGGCAGGTGCTTCGTCGAGTTCGTGGCCGCGTTGTAGATCGCCCGCGACTCGGCCCGGATGTCGGGGTCCTTTGACTTCATGCCCTTGCGCAGGAACTCCATGCCCTGCTTGCCGATGTTGTGGGCGTCGGCCTGGAGGACGTTCAGCCGGTCGATGATCACCTGCTTTGTGGTCTGCGCCGTCGCGCGGACGTAGGGATCCTGCGAGTGCAGCCCCTTCTGGAGCGCCTTCGACGTCAGCTCACCGAGCAGCCGCGCCCGTTCCTTCAGCGGCGACTCGGCGTTCTTCAGGATGTCGAGGAACGCCTGCCACTGGTTCTTCACGGCGTCGCGGCCGTCCTGGAAGCCCTGCGCCAGAGCCTGCGCCCCGCGCAGTCCGGCCTCGTGCAGCCGCTTGGCGAGGGCCTCCCGGAATCCCTTCGTCTCGTTGGGGCCGGCAACGTCGCTGAGACGCTTGAGGCTGGACCGGAATCCCTCCGCCAGCAGCACTCCAGTTGAATGCCCAGCCGCCCGTACGTCGTCCGCACCGTCGCGAATGGATCCCGAGGCACCCTGGACGAACGCCGTGCCTGCCGCCTGTCCGCCCTTCCCGGCCGCATCGATGAGATCCTGCCTGCGCTTGGGGTCGAACAGCCCGAGCGGGTCGGCGGCGGGATCGATCGCCCCGATCCCGCCCTGGATGTTCGGGATCAGCGTGACCGCGATCACGAGCGGGGCGGCGCCGAGGGCTGCCCCGGCGGCCGTCGCGAAGGCAGTCCCCTGGAGCGTGCCCAGCTCAATCCCGGCGGCGAGCACGGCCGCGCGGACCTGCGGCGCGAACGGCAGCTTCACGAAGGCCGCAGTGACCGCCTCGCTGATCGTCTCGAAGATGACCATTGCCTCGGCGAAGACCGCCCCGACGATCGCCCCGGCCTTACCTGCGAGCACCTTCACGGCGGCCGAGTCGGCGATCTCTCTGAAGGCGTCCGCGATCAGGGCGGCGATGTGTTCGACAGCACCGGCTGCAGCGCCGTAGACGCCGCCAATGACAAGGCCGGCCGCTGCGGCTGCGCCCTTGACCGCTGCTGACCCGGCGACGGCCTTCCACCCGCCGGCGAGCGCCTTCTCGAGGGCGCCGGCGAGCTTCCCGCCACCCAGCGATCCGGCGAGGGCAGCAACGCTCGCGAGCCCCGTCAGAGCCGGTCCGAACGACGAGCCGAAGCCGATGATTGCCGCCCCGGCACCTTTGATCGCGAGCTGGAAGCGATTGCCCAGCGAGTCCTCGATCCGGCTCGCCGCCTGGTCCGTGGCGCCCGCCGCGTCGAAGGCGCTGATCTCGAAGTCCTTGAGCGAGTTCACGCCGGGCCTCAGCGCGTTGGCGAGGGCGACGCCGCCCTTCGCGCCGAAGATCTCGATCGCCTTCTGCGCCCGCTTCGTCGGGTCTTCGATCGAGCTGACCTCCTTGACGAGGTCGTCGAGGTTCTGCCCGGGCTTCAGCTTCTTGACCGCCGTGTTCAGGGCGGTCATGGCCTTCTCGGAGTCGAGCCCGGACGCCGCGAACAGGTTGAGCAGGCCGATGCCGTCGCGCCACGAGGCGTTGAGTGCCGTCAGCTGCGGCGCCATCTTCGCGAGGGCTTCCTGGTTGGCGCCGAGCTCGCCGCCGTACTTCTGATGCGAGGCGATCAGGTCATCCATGATCGCGGCGGTGTCCTTCGACGTGAGGTTCCAGGCGTCCTGGATGTCGTCGAACGCCTTGACCGCCGTCACCGAGTCCTGGCCGGTGGCCGTGGCGTACTTCAGGGTCAGTTCGGTGACCCGGTTGAGCTCGTCGCCGGTCAGGCCCATCTGGACCCGGACCGCGGTCATCGTGTCACCGACCTGGCCGAGGCTCTGGAGGTTGCGCCCGGCGATCTCGTTGATCGCCTGGCCGGCGGCCTTCGCCTCGTCGGCGGTGGCTCCGGTGTCGGCCGCGAACTTCGCGGTGATGCCGTCGAGCTCCAGCATCCCCTTCGTGGCGATCGCCGCGCCGCCGGCGAGGACGGCAAGGCCGCCCTTCAGCCCGGCGCCGAGCGCGGCCGAGGTCGTCTTCGACATCCGCAGGCCCAGCGTCTGGCCGGCCTTGTCGCCGGCCTTGACCGCGTCGACCTGGAGCTGCTGGTCTTCCAAAAGAGCGCGGAAGAACACATCGGCGATCCTCACGTCGGCATCGCCTCCCGGATCACGTTGCCGGGGAAGAGCGACGCGAGCGCGTAGATCTGGCGCTCGAGCGCCTCATCCGATGCAGCGACTGACTGGCGTGGCCGCGCCACTGCCCGCGTGCTCCGCCACTGCTGGTACTGCTTCACGTCGTGGGCGAAGACGGTGCCGAGCCGGACGGCCTCGAGGCGCGACTCGAAGGCCGTGTCAGCGTCCCGTGCTTTCCGTTCGCCTGCCTCGTCGAAGTACGCGACGAGCTGCTCGTCGCTGAGGTCGTCGAGGATCGTGCCGGGGAGCCAGCCGTACTCGGCGGCGGCGAACTCGAAGGCGGCGACGAGGGTGCCTCCGGCGTCGTCAGCGCCATCGCCGAGCTCATCGCGTCGAGAGCGTGAGCGACTAAAGGGTTGGCGGCTCGCCACACCTCGAGCACGGCGTTGAGGACGTCCATCGAGGCGTCGGGCTCGATGTCGAGGATCTCCTCCTTCGACGGCAGGAGGCTCCCTGTGTCGTACGAGGTGAGCAGGTCGATCATTTCGTCGAGCTGCCCCGCGAGGGCGCCGTAGATCGCGCCGAGGTCGTCCTCCGAGACCTGGAGGGCGTTGAGAAGCCCGGACGTGTTCGCGTCGAGGCGCTCCTTCCACTGCTGGTTGGCACGGATCGACCGAACGGGCAGGACGTATTCCTGCCCGCCGATCGTGACCCGGACGACCCGGCTGAGGAGGTCTCCAGCCGGGCGCGTCAGGGCAGTCAGCTCGATCACGACCGCGTCAGCTCAGGACGCGACGTCGAGGATGCGGATCCGCCAGGGCGACGTCGTCGGGGACGAGGCGTCGCGGCGGCCGGCGAGGATGTAGCGGGGGGCGTAGACGCCGGCGTTCTGGAGGTCGCCCGAGAACGGCCCGGTGTTGATCGCGTCGTCGACCTCGAACTGGAACTGGCCGCCGTTCGCCCGGTCGACGTCGAGCTCCCAGTCGGCGTACTGGTTGTCGGCGATCCGGCGGGCGGTGGCGTCCGAGACGATCGCCATGCCGGGCGTGCTGGTGTCGACGGCGGCACCCGGGATGCCGGCCGTGATGACGCCGGTCCCGACCTCGGGGATGGACGCCTCGATCCGGCCGACCGACCGGGTAATGTAGTCGGTGCCCTTCAGGTCACCCATGAGCCCGTTGAGGACGGGCGTGAAGATCTCCCGCTCGACCGCGAACAGGTTGTTGTCGACGGACGATCCGAAGATCGCGTGGTTGCGGAGCAGGAGCCCTGCGCCGACGACCAGGTTGCCGGGGGTGTCGGTCGTGACACCGATGCCGGTGGGCATTCCACGTACCTCCTATCGGTACTCACGGCCGGACCGGCGGGCGCCGGTGTACCAGCCCAGGACAAGATCCCGGCGGCGCAGATGCTGCCCGCCGGTCGGCAGCCCAGGCAGGCTGTCGTAGCTGATGTCGCGGACACAGGCCGCGCCGCAGTCGAGGCACATCAGGACCCGGAGGTCGCGCACGACCCCGTCCAGGCCGACGTGCCGTCCCTCGCGGAGGGTCTCGAAGCGGTGCTCCCGGTCGGCCTCGCACGAGGTCCGGGCACCAGCTGGTCGGATGTCCTTCGCGATCCGGACGTGGAAGAGGGCGCCGAGCAGCCCGACGAGCTTCGGCTGGAGCGGCGGGACGCGCTCGACGATGAGCGTCTTCTGGCCTTCGATCGTTTCGAGCCGTGGCTCGGCGACCTGGTGCATCTGTCTCCTGCCCCGTGGGGCTATGCCGTGGCGATGAGGACGATCACTCCCGACTCGTAGGGCTGCTTCGTGTCCGGGTCCTTCGTGGCTGCCCCGCCGGTCTCCTCGAGGGACTCGTAGATCCAGCCGGAGCTGGCCGAGCGGCCGCCGATGAGGTGGAGGGCATCGCTGATGTCGCCGGACAGGTCGGCTGCGTCCTGGAACGTCGCCCCGTAGGCGCGATACCCGATGCGGACCTCCTGGACAGGCGCCTGCTGGAGCCGCTGGCGACCGAGGTTCGAGAGGACGACGAAGCGCTGGTACTCGCCCGGGCCCTTCGCATCGCCTGGCGCCGGCTCGCCGCCGCGCACGCGGGATGAGGCGACGCCAGCGGCCCGGAGCGTCGTGATGACGGAACCCATCGGGTCGATCACGGCACGGTCACCGGACCCGCTCCAGCCTCGTCTTCATGGCCGGGCCCGTCTCGGGAATGACCTCGATCATGGCCGGCGTCAGGACGGGCCGAGCCGGCTCGTGGATCGTGCCCTCTTCATGGAAGCGCATCGGGAACGGGTAGCCCACGAGGAGCGTGATGCCTTCCTTCACGCTGACCGAGCGCGGCTTCGTCCCGTTCCCCGCGACCTTCTTGCCGTCGGCCCAGACACCCCAGTCGCCGAGGATCCTCTCCGCCGTGGTCGGATCGTCGGGGACGTGCGGCTCGGCGGTGGCGATCGTCCGGGCGCCGATCTCGGCCATCGCGTCGACGAACCCGCCGTGGATCTGGTCGAGCTTCGAGCGGTTGAGCACCGTCCGGGAGCTGACCTTGCGAGCCATCAGCTGCCCTCGACGTCGGAGGCGGCGATCAGGCGGGCGTCGACCTCGAGGTGGTGGCCGACGCCGGCGGCGTTGCGGATCCCGGTGGGCTCGAAGGTGGCAGTCGGGAGGTCCCTGAACGACGGCACCGGGCAGCTGGCCTGGTCGTGGTGCAGGCGGTCGCGCTCGCGGAGGTCGGACGGCAGCATGAAGATCGTCCAGTCGCCGATGACGGCGCCGGCCTGCGAGGTGATCTCCATCTCGCGGATCGACTTCGGCTGCGGGAGCGCCTTGACGGTGGCGTGGTCGGCCCACGTCAGGGCCGGCTGGCCGTATGAGTCGTCGGCCGCGGCGCTATAGCGCTGGACCGTGAGCTCGTGGATGAGGGCCGGCACCTACCAGGTCCCCCACGTGGCGGGCCAGCGCGGGTCACCGACGACCAGCATCCCGACCTCGGGATCTAGGCGCGAGAGGATCGACTCCTCCTCTGCGGTCCCGTTCCAGACCGAGTTCGCGGCGAACTGCTGTGACCAGGCGCCGATCGTCTCGGCGGTCAGGCCCGGATGCGCGTTGACATGGAGCTCGCAAAGGGCGATCTGGACGCCCGCCCGGATCGCATCGTCGGCGAGAGGCTCGTAGATGACCGTGACGTCGCCCCACCAGTGGTAGCGGGCGTTCGGCCCCGTTCGGAGGCGCTCGAGGAGATAGCCCCCGGAACGGAGCCGGTAGTCGAGAGGGTCGAGGGAGAGGCTGGTGCCCCAGTACGTCTCGGTGACCGAAGTGACCGAGTCGATGGGGCGGCTCGTCGAGACGAACAACCCGCCGCCGCGGATGATCTCCGTGCGCGCGCCAGGCGGACCGATGCGCCGGTTGATCAGGCCCTCCGCGTAGTCGAGGAGGATCTGAAGCTCGGCATCACCGAGATCCGTCGTGACGAACCCCCGGAGATCATCCGGGGCGAGCGGGAACGTCATGCGGCTAGGAGCCGATGACGATGGCGTCGACCTTGCAGAACGCGGTCGGCCGGTAGACGACGAGCGCCAGGCGCTCCTCGGCCCGGACGGCGACCTTGTTCTTGATGAAGTAGTCCTCGTTCTCGGTCGAGATCGCGATGTCGATCCCGCTCCGGCGGAAGACCTGGGCGTGCGGCTTGAACGCGCCGACGAGGAGGGTGTTCTCCGTCATCGCCGTGGTCAGCCGCCCCTGGAGGCCGAAGATCCGGACAGGGCCCTCTTCGGTCGCCGGGCCGAGGAGGTAGTTGCCCTGGGCGTCCTTCGACAGCCGGATGTCCGCCCAGTCGTTCGGATGGGCGACGAAGGCGGTGGGCTCGGCGAAGCCGACCGCGCGCACCTTCGTGATGCCGAGGTAGATCGAGTCGATCGTCGAGTGGCCGAGGCCCGAGGACGTCTGGACGCCAGAGGTGTTCAGGATGCCCCGGATGTTCGGAGCCGAGCCGTCGCCGACGAGGAGCTGCGTCTCCTCGCGCCGCTTGACCATGAAGCCGAGGCGCTGCGTCAGGTACGACTCGAACGCCGGCACGTCGGCCAGCATCTCGTCGGTGACCGGGACGAACGTCGCGATCTTCCGGACGCTCGAGGTCCGGAGGGTGAAGTCGAGGGCGCCCTCGCCCTTCGCGTTCGCCTCGGTCGTCTCGGCCGCGGCGTTCGTGAAGGTCGTCTCCTCGTAGTAGTCGATGACCTGGGCGGTCGTCGTGCCCTGGAGCATGAGGTCGGCGACGGTCGTCTCCTCCTGCGCCGAGGGGACGACCGGCTGGCGGTCGGCCAGCGGGGCGAGGCTGGACGACTGGATCAGCGTCTTGACGGCGAGGTCGCCGAGGTTCCCGCGGAAGCCGCGGAGGCCGTCGCCGCCCTGGGTGGACGTCTTCAGGCCGCTCGACTTCATCGTCGCGCGGAGCAGCTCGCGGACGGACTTCGCGCCGATGTTCTCGACGTCGAGGTCGTCCTCTTCCTGCTCGTTGGTCGGGATGATCTGGCGGCCGACCGGCTGGCGCATGGCCTTAATGGCCTGGCGGTTCCGGTCGCGGTCGGCGACGAGGCCCTCGGTGTCGGCGAGCTTGTCGACGAGGTCGTTCAGCTCGAGGTTGGCTGACTTGATCGAGCCCGCGAGCTCGTCCCGCTTGGCGGGATCGGTGATGGTGTCGGCCTGCTCGTACAGGCCGGCGAGGGCCGCGCGCTTCGTCGCGACCTCCTGGCTCTGGTCGATGTAGGTCTGGTCGAGGCTCACTGGATGGTTCCCTTCGGAGAGATGGGGTTCCGAAGGCCGCGCAACCGCTCGTCGATCGCCTCCGTGTCGCGGGCTGCCAGGAGCAGCGCGAGCGAGTCGGCCGAGGCCGATTTCCCGCTGTCCGCGGACGAGAGGAGCTCGTCGAGGTCGTCGGCCAGTTGACGGAGAGCGCTCGGGTGCGTCGCCAGTCGCTCGCGCGTGGCGGCGGACAGGACCCGACCCGACTTGGCGTACCAATCTCGGCGGGCCTTCACCCATGCCGGTCCGTCGACTGACAGGCGGTCGACGAGGTCGGCGAACTTCAGCCCGTCAGGCAGGCTGTCGTCGTCGCGGGAGCCGGCCCACTCGTCGAGCGCCACGAGGGCGGCCTTGAGCGGGTCGGGGATGTCCATGTCGACCGCCTCGAGGTGGGCGATCGCATCGGAGGATTTGACGTAGTGCAGGAGCGTCGCCGGGTGGGCGGGGATCGGCGTCATCGACAGCTCGACCCACGGCCAGCGGGTGATCTCGCCCTTCGCGTTCTTCTTCGCGAGGTGGGGCATGGCGCCGGTCGAATAGCCGAGTGCGCCCTCCTCGATCAGCCGATCGATGGCCTTGCGGTAGCGGATGTTCCGGTTGATCTGGGACTGGGCCCAGATGCCGTCGACGCGCTCCTCGTACTCCTCCTGGCGGCCGACGACGAGCGTGCCCGGCTGGTCGAGACCGTGGTCGTAGAGGAGCGGCCGGCCGGACTTGCCGAACCAGTCGAGGCAGAGGTCGGTGGCCTTCGTGAACGTCTCGCGGTCCGTGTCGTACGAGTCGAACGGGATCGCGAGCCCCTCGATCGTGTCGGCACCGCTGAACTTCAGAGCACGCTCGGTGGCGCTCTTCGTCGTCGCGGCCTTGCAGTTCTGGGCCGCCGTCTCGGCGACCTTGAACGCGCGCTCCTCCGAGCCGTCCCGATCGAACTCGGAGTTCCACGCCTCGCGCCAGACGGTCTGGCAGCGGTCCGAGTACCGGCTCTTGACGTCGGCTGGGATCTCCGAGTTGCTCGCGTAGGCCACGAGAAAGACCTCCGTGTGCGTCGCCCCGCTTGCGCGGAGGACACGGAGGTCACAAGGCGTTCAGATGGCCCGGATCAGGACACGGAGGTCACGGCCGGATATGCAGTTGCCGCGGATGCTATGCGCATCGAATCCACTTCGTCAAGCCGTCCGCTGCCAGACATAGGCGACGAAGGCTGGTGGATCGTTGGTCCCGGTCGCCACGGCTCCGCCGGCGTGCGACTGGGCTGCGTGCTGCGAGGGCTGCGTGACCCCGTGGGCCGACACCGCCGTCCCCGAGTGGGCGCTGTGGGCGTCCACGGCCGCTCCGCTGTGGGCCGAGTGGGCGTCGACGGCGGAGCCGGACATCGAGTGGGTGTGCGCGGTTCCGCCGCCGGTCACCAGCGGGACGCCGCTCGAGGTGTTCGAGGTGACGAGCTTCGGCGTGGTCCCTGCCGACGCGCCGGTGTGCGTGTGGCTCGACTCGTTCCCGGCCGTCGGCTGCGTCACGACGTGGCTCGCATGGGCTCCAGGCTGCGTCACGACGTGATTGGAATGCGCACCTGGCTGCGTGACGCTGTGGTCCGCGATGGCCGACCCGGCGTGCGAGAGCGCCGCGTGGTCGGAGGGCTGGGTGAACGTGTGCGAGTGGGTCGCGTTGCCGACCTGCTGGCCGCCCGTCTGGACGCCGTTCTGACCGATCAGTAGGAGGCCCTGGGCGACCTGTGACCAGGTGCCGTAGCCGAAGATGCTCGCCGGGTTCGTGGCGACGACCGAGAGGTAGAGCGCACCGACCGGGAGCTGCCACGCCGGGCCGGTCGTACCCGTCGACCCGGTGGCGCCGGTGTCGCCCTTCGGGCCCTGGATGCCCTGCGGCCCTTGCGCTCCGGTCGCTCCCGTATCGCCGGTTGGGCCGACAGCACCTTGAGGCCCTTGCGAGCCTGTGGCCCCGGCCGAGCCAGCGGATCCGGTCGCCCCGGTCGCTCCCGTGTCGCCCTTCGGGCCCGTCGGGCCGGTCGCGCCCGTCGGGCCAGTCGCGCCGTCTGACCCGTCTGCGCCGTCGGCACCCGCCGGGCCCACTGGTCCCTGCGGTCCGGCATCACCCTGCGGACCGGCATCACCCTGCGGACCGGCTGGTCCCTGCACGCCGGCTGTCGTGCTGAGGGCTGGCGAGTCGCCGTAAATGACGAACGCCCGGACGATCTCCGCCCCGGCATCATGGGCAATCGGGTCACTCCCGCCGATGCCGCGGTCGACGATCCACCAGGTGCCGCCGAGGTTGCCGACGACGAACATCGCCTCGGTGTCGATGACGATTCGGTAGGGATAGCGGTGGGGCGGCGGCAGGGGCGCGGAGACGTGGAGGAACCCGTCACCCGGAGCGACAGGGCCGACGAGCGTGTTCATGTCAGTAGCCAGCGCCGGCCCGGATCTCGCCGATGTGGGTGATCCACGCCTCGCCCGAGCCCCAGAACGACGAGATGACGGCGGGATCGCGGAACAGGGCCTCGGCGAAGCGCTTCTCCGAGGATGGCGCGGCGGGCCATGCCGTCTTCGTCAGCGATTTCCGGAAGAGCGAGGGGTTGGCGGTCCAGAAGAGGCGGTGCTCGAGGCGGCTCGTGCCGTTCGTCCCGCGACGGGTGAAGTGGTCCTCGGACCAGCCGAGGATGCCGCCCTTCCGGCGCTCCGACTCGTACGCCGCATGGCGGAGGAGGGCGATCTGCGAGAGGTGGTGGTCATCCCGGAGGAGGCGGGCCATCGGCAGCAGGTCGACGGGTCGGTCGAAGGTGAAGTCGTCCTCGGCCTGGAAGACGAACTCGCCGATCGCCCGCCTGCCGAGGTAGCGCCAGAGCTCCTGCATCGAGCGCGTGTAGTCGGGTCGGTCCACCGGCCCCGCGACGTAGAAGCCGAGCGGCTCGACGATCGCCTTGATCTCGCCCCGGATGGCCTCGTCGCCCCAGCAGTCATAGACCACGCGCTGGACGATCGGCCCGGTCACCTGCTCGGACAGCGACCGGACCGATCGTGCGAGGTATTCCCGTCGCGTGGGCCAGTTCTCCGGCAGCCCCCCGGTGTGGACGACGACGGTGATCGCGTGCTCGGCGGCCTCGCGGTAGGCGATGGCGCCGTCCTTCAGCTCCTCGAGCGTCGGCCACCAGTCGGTCCAATCGGGCAGCTTCAGCCGGCGGACATCAGAGGCGAGCTTCTCGTCGTCTCGCTTCAGGTTCGCGACGTCACGTTCGCGCTCGGCGTCAGTCATCGCGATGTCGCTGCGGTCGTGCAGCGCGTAGTCGCGACGGAGGGCGACCATGTACCGCCGGCCGAGGCGGGCGTTCGTGATGGCATCGGCGGTGTAGCCGCTGCTCGTTTTCGCGGCACGGCCCTGGCCGTCCGTGGTCCGAGCGTGCCAGAGGTGATAGACGTCACCCTGTATCCGCTCGTGCCCGTACAGGCCGCAGACGGCCGACTGGAAGGCCATGTCCTCGAAGCCCCAGCCGCGGAACCGCTCGTCGAAACCGCCGAGGTCATCCCAGACCGCCCGGGGGATGGCGATGCAGCAGGACCACGACAGCGGGTTGGTCCGCTCCACCAGCACGTCCATGTCTTCGCGGTCGATCTCGGGGCCGAAGTCCTGCTGGTAGCGGATGATCCGCGGCGTCAGGTCTTCCCGGATGCCGCGCCAGCGGCGATGCGCCCACGTGACCCTGCCAGTCTTTGCAGCCGAGGCGACGGCGGCCTCGACCTGCGAGCGGCGGATGAAGATGTCCGCGTCGATGACCACCGCCACGTCCCAGCCGCCGTCGCCGTCAGCCAGGCGGGCTGCCCGGTTGATCGCCGCGCTGCGGTTGAACGGGCCCTCGTCGTGGTGGCCCTCGTAGATCGGGATCTCCGGGAGGATCGCCTGCCAGCGGGCCTTGCACCAGTCCCAGAGCTTGTCGCGATCGGGCTGCGCCCTGCGAGGCACGAGCATGACGGTCCTCATCGCGGCACCCACCGACCGTCGACGATGTGGTCGTGGCGCTCGGCCCACCGCAGGCCGTCACGCTCGATCGCCTCCTTCAGCTCCGGCCGCCTGGCCCAGTCATTCAGCTCGGCATCGCTGATGTGGCCGATCGGGACCCCGTCGATCCGGGAGACGCCGTAGCCCGCGAGCTTCACGGACTCGTCGAACTCGCTGTCGCCGTACCACCACTCCATCCCCTCGTCGAACGGGGGCAGGTCGAGCTCGCCCCTGAACATGAAGCAGAAGCCCGTCATCGATCGGCCGCCGGCTGGATCCCATTCGGTCGTGTAGGTGATCCGGCTCGGTAGCGCCCCGCTCCGAACGCTCGCGTCGGGGTAGACGCAGCCGATCCTCGGAGCGGCGCGAAGGGCGCGCGCCAAGAGCCGCAGGGTGCCCGGCACGATCACGATGTCGTCGTTGAGGACGGCGACGTTGACGAGGCCGCGCTGGCGCGCCATCTCCCAGCCGCGGTTCCACATCCGGTAGATCGAGTCGCCCCGGGCATCGACGAGACAGACCCGCGGATCGCTGGTGACCAGGGGCGGTTCGTGGCCGTTGTCCAGCACGATGACATCCGCTTCCTGCTTCACCACCCGGAGTAGGACCTTGAGGCGCGCCGGCTCGTAGCGCGAGGGGATGACGGCGACCGTCGGAATCACTGCGTGATCCGGATGAAGTCGGCGAGCTGGCCGCGGAACGCCTCGTACAACGCGAGCTGCCGATCGCGGAGCGCGCCGCTGTCGAATGGCCCGGGGACCTCGTCCCAGCCGATTCCCTGCCAGTCCGTCATCGCGTCGTACTGCTCACGCGTGTAGTCCCCGTTCGGGACGAGCCTGACCGGGCATCCGCAGAGTCGGGCGATCTCGATCATCGCCGTCATGTTGTCGAAGCAGGTCAGGAGCGTGGCCCGGTTGAGCGTGTCGGCCAGGACGTGCCGGTCGCGCTTCAGGTCGTTCGTGATCTCGACGGCGCCCGGCAGGTCGCGGGTCTGCTGCCCCTTGCCGACGTAGAACACCTCGCCTGCGCGAGAGAGGTGGCGATCCCGGTAGATGTCGAGCTCGATCGTCGGCAGGAACAGGAGCCGCTCGGGCTGGAGCCCGGCGTCGTTGAAGACCGGCAGGAAGAAGAAGACGTTCTCGGCGGGGTCGTAGACCTTGTCGCCGCCGAGCTTGCCGGGGTGGTTCAGCACGTAGCGCACCACCCTCGGCGCCCGCCACGGGTTGCCCGCGACGATCTCCGGATAGATGGCTGTCCAGTCGCCCGTCAGCGGCCCGGGATGGTAGGGCGTGTTCCAGTCCGGGTTCCGCAGCTCGTAGGCGACGAACGCCGCCTGGCCGGCCTCGTTCAGCTCATGGCAGAGCCGATGCATCGTCTTCTGGCCGGCCGAGTCGTGGTAGTAGTCGAACGACCAGACGAGGTAGTTCAAGCCGCCACCGCCTCGACGCTGGCGAGCCAGTCAGCGATCGCGCCCGCGGCTCGTTCGGCTCCGCCGGCCCGCGGCTGGTAGACGATCTCGAGCGCCGCTTCGCGCTGGTCGCGCAGCCCGGGCGCGTCCTCCAGCGATCGGTCGATGGCGTCGCACATGGCCGCGAGCGTCTTCGGGACGTCGACCTGGTTGTGGGTGACCGTCGGATCCACCTGGAGGCCGACGCCGGCGGCGTCCCAGAAGCGGAGCCCGTGGGCAGCCGACTTCCGGTAGTAGCGCGAGTTCATCAGGACGACGGGGCGCCCGGTCGCAGCGAACTCAAAGATCGTCGAGCTGTTGTCGCAGACGTAGAGGTCGGCTCGGCGGCAGACCTCGTCGAACGAGCCGACGAACTCGATACCCGCTCGCCGATAGATGCGGGCCATCATCTCGGGCCAGTCGCCCTTCGGGTGGGCGTGGCCGATCACGCGGTACCGCTTGGCGAGCTCGCCGAGGATCGGCATGAAGTCTGCGAGAGCGTTGCCCGCCTCGGCTGGAAGGGAATGAGGGGTCGGCCAGTGGAAGGAGATCGCGATCGTCAGCTCGCCGAGCTCACGCGCCGGGAGATCGTCGAGCTTCGGGCACCCCACGACCTCGACCGGTGCCGCGTACGACGCCCGCCAGCGAGCCGCCGCGTGCTCGTTAGGGACGAGGAACAGGCCGACGTCCTCGCGATCCGGGCCGCCGGCGTACGAGGCCTCGATGGCGCTCTGGCCGGTGCCCGAGTAGGACTGCCCGGCGCCGTGCTCGAGGAAGACGAACCGCCGGTAGCCGAGCCGACGGCCGACCTTCGTGTCGCCGATCGACGCCACGAGGGCGATCGGTCCGTCGCCCGGGTTCGCGCGCGGCGGTGACGACCGCATCCGGATCGACATCCCGTCGACCAGGGCGACCGCGACAGCCCTGGCCGCGGCATCGTCGACGAGCGAGCGGTTGACGCCCTCGACGTAGAAGGTGCCGCGGGCGTGCTCCGGCAGCGCGCGCCAGACGGGCGCCAGATGGGCGAGGAATTGCGGCTCGAACGCCAGGGCGTCGATCGTCATGCGACCGACATGAGCGGTGCCGCCCCTTCCTCCGAACGCTCCGTGACCGTCTTGCACTGGCGACAGGTGAAGCGGTAGGGCGGCGTGGCGAGCTCGGCGAGGAGGTGGCCGTTGCCGCATCGGACCTCGGCCGACTTCACGGCGACGAGTTCGGGCGCCGCGCCGGGAGCCGTGGGGACCGTCTCGCGAACCGTGGCGGGGGCGACGATCTGCTCGCCCGGCGGCGGGTTGACCGGGGCGTAGTTGACCGGCACGAAGTACTGCTGGCCGAGTCCGTCGGGGAGCGGGTTCTCGTTCTCCTTCGAGCGCCACTCGTCGGCCGACAGGGTGCCCTGCTGCCAGCGGATCGCGAGGGCCTCAGACCGCGACTTCGCGTCGGCCCGGAGCAGCCCGTCGACGAGGAACTCGGCGTACAGGTTGTCGCCGTCGATCGGGACCAGCTGGGCCTTGATCTCCTGCTCGACCCGGGCGAGCCAGGGCATCAGGCCGTAGGTGACGAACTCCAGGCTCATCTGCTCGATCGAGGCGTACGAGGCGCCCGACTCGAGGTCGCCGATCATGTGCGGCGGCACGTGGAAGACCTCCGAGGCGATGATCTGGCGCTGGAACTTCCGTGTCTGGATGTACTGCGCGTCCTCGGGCGGGACGCCGACCTCGGTGACGGTCAGGCCCTCCTCGAGCACGACCGTCTTGCCCGCGTTGCGTGACCCGCGGAGCTCGTCCATCTGGCCGGCGAGGCGGCCGATCGCGCCCTCCGAGAGCGTCTTCGGGTGGCTCAGGACGACTGCCGGCCGGGCGCCGTTCGCGAGGAAGTTCGTGCCGTAGTCCTGGGCCGTCTCGGCGAGCGCGAGCGTCTTCCGATGGAGCGCGATGGGGGAGTAGCCGACCAGCCCGTTCGAGGAGAGGCCGGGGACGTGGAAGATGGTCTCCGGGTCCAGCTCGGTCCGGTTTCCGAGCGGCGAGACGTACGTGTAGGTCTTCTGGCCGTCGGCGCCGTACTTGGCGATCATCCGGTCGGGCCGAATCGGCCAGAGCTGCAGACGACCGAGCGAGTCGTAGGTCTTCTCGCTGAAGTGGTTGCCCCATGTCGTGAGGTGGCTCATCAGGAGCTCGCGCCAGACGAACGAGGTCATCTGCGGGTTCGGCTGGTCGTGGAGGACGTTGTAGAGCGGGTCGTCGGTCGCTCGGTCCTTCCGCTGGCCGTCCTGCCGATAGAGGATCAGCGGCAGCTGGGCGACGGATTCGGCGAGGAGCCGGACGCAGGCATAGACCGTCGAGATCGAAAGGGCCGCGGACTGCGCGTCGCCGTAGCCGCCCCTCGACCAGGTCGACCGGTCCCAGATCGGCATGTACTGCGACGCACCGCCGTACTCGCCCATCGCCTGCTGGTCGAGGTTCTTGATCGGGCGGGCGAACAGCTGCTTCACGGCACGCTCCGATCAGGCAGGACGATGTAGAGGAGGAGGAGGACCGACACGACGACGAGCCCGGCGCCGAAGCCGGCGGCGACCGTCAGCAGGCTGCCGACGATGAGCCACACGCCGAGGCCGAGGACCCCGAGGAGGGCCAGCGCCACGGCCTCGATCGGGAGGGTCTTCACAGCGACACCAGCCCACGCTCCTCATAGGCAGACGGCTCGTCGCCCTCGTGCCGGAGGACCTGGTCGAACGCCAGGGCGAGCGCGACCGCGGCATCGATCTTGCCGCGGGACTTGGCCTTCTCGAGGATGAAGCCGCGTTCGGAGAACCGCGGCACGGCGTTGAGGACGTGGGTCGCGAACGCGCTGTCGCCGTCGTGCGTCAGGCGGCCGCCCATGATCGCCTGGTAGAGCTGGACGTAGGCCGGCGTCATGTGCTCGAGCGACTGGGGGACCTCGACCATCGGCAGCCCCTCGTCGGTCAGCATCTTCGCCGGCACGTCGAAGAACCGCGGGTCGTAGGCGATCGACTCCAGCTGGTGCAGGGCGGCCAGGTCGCGGAGGTGCTGCATGACGTCGGTCACATCGACGGGCCGGTCGGGCTCCGGGATCCAGATCCGGCAGGTCGCGTGCCAGCGCCCGTCGGGCCGCTTCTGGACGGCGACGACCGCCGACGTGTCGGACTTCAGGGCGATGTCGACGCCGACGTAGACGGCGCCCGTCGGCGCCAGCTCGTACGGGTTCGTCAGGCCCTCCCAGACGAGCGCGCCGTTGGCGCCGAGCCAGCTGTCGACGCCCTGGAACCACTGGCCGAGACGGAAGATCCGGAAGTGGCCTTCGGGCACGCCGCCGCCGCCGGCGAGGCCGAGGTCCGTCTCGAAGGCCGACTCCCGCAGGAAGCCGGCCGCGATCGCGGGGTTGGCCTTCCGCCAGGCCGCCCGGTCGGTGATCGCGACGCCATCCGGCGCCGAGTGCTCGTGGAAGACCAGGCCCGGCAGGTGGCCGCCCTCGCGGACCCGGGAGCGCACCTGGTACAGCGCGTTGTCGCGGTCGAGCCCGGGCGTGCCAAGGCCGGCGATCAGCGACCGCTCGCGCTTGCCCTGGGCGAGCCGCAGCGAGTCCCACGAGGTGAGCGGCTGGAATCCGATCTCGTCGACGATCGCGAACGACGGGTCGAGGCCCTGCAGCCCGTCCGGATCGTTCGAGACCGGGAACATCTCGCCATTGTTCGCCGGGACCCAGACGCGCGACGTGCCGATGCCGGTGTAGATGATCGACCGCCGGGAGAGCTCCGGCGCCGCGCGGATCATCGAGACCGCCACGCCGTAGCAGGACCGGATCGCCTGGCTGACGGTCGTCGCGATGACGGGCACCTGCGGGGCTCCGGTCTGATCGTCGTCGAAGAGCGCCCACACGGCAAGCGCGCCGCCGAGCGACGACTTCCCGTTGCCCCGTGGGGTCTGCAGGATCGCGACGTCGATGTCGGAGCGGAGTGCCTCCTTCAGCCAGGCCTTCTGGAACTTCGCCAGCTTCAGCGGCTTCCCGAACCCCGTGCCCTTCGGGGCGGCGCAGTAGGTCTCGATGAAGCGGACGGCCCGGGCGTAGCGCGAACGGATCCGCCAGGCCTTCCACGGGCCCGGCGATGCGTCGGCGACGCGCTTGGCGCTGTTGCCGGTGTTCGAGAACATCAGCCGATCACGATGAGCGACGGCTCGCGTTCAACCGGCGACGCGCTCGTCGGCGGCGGCAAGCCGCCCTTGCCGCGGGCTCGCTCGTTGCAGGAGTCGCACGCCGCGATGTAGCCGAGCTCGGGATGGCCGTCGACCCGGTGGGCGGCGACCCAGCGGCCGTCAGGCTCCAGGCGCCGGCCACAGCCGTAGCCACAGAGCGCAGGCAGCGCCGCCTTCAGCTGCTCGCGGATCCGCTTGTGCGCCGGACCGTAGCCGCGCGCGACCGTCGTCCGGCGATGCACGGCGCACCGGCCGCGGTCGACGGCCGGTTCAGGGCAGCGGGGTTCGGAGCAGGCGGTTCGGGTCACTCAGCCTCCCGTGGGGACGGGCGGCGGATCCTGCGCCGGCGGCTTGGCGACGGTCGTCTCGTACGTTGGCTGGCCTGCCGGAGTCGTGATGTGGATCGTGTCGCCCGGGTTGACCACGGGCGGCTGACCGGACACCAGGGCGATGCCGGCTCCGAGCAGGCCACCTGCGCTACCACCGACCGTGGCGACGGCGATGGGGTCGGCGTGGAAGACCGTCACGGCCACGACGGAGGCGAAGCCGACGATGGCTGTCGCGAAGCCGAGCCAGAGGTTGGTCTGGCGTCCGAAGATCATGGCTTGTCCTCCTCCTGGGGATCGGGCGGCGCGTCGATCACCTCGTCGTTGGCGACGTCGGGGCCGCCTTCCTCGTCAGGGTCGGGATCGCCCTGGACGATCTCGTCGTCTTCAGGCTTCGAGTCGGTCATGCCGGGTCACTCCACTTCGAGCTGATCCAGAAGCCCGCGTAGCCGCCCTCGGTGATGCGGACGAGCGACACCTTCGCGTCGCCCGACTGCGTCACGACGAGCGTCGGCGGGGTGCACTTGGCCTGGAAGCCGCGAGTCCGTCGTCGCTCGTGGCCAGTCACCCGGCCGCTGCTGACGAAGAACCGGGTGTAGTAGCGGAACGCCTGTCCTGACAGCGGCCGGACGGTGGCCTCATAGTCGGCGTCGTTGTCGCGGGCGAAGGCGACGTAGGCGAGCCCGTCGCCGAGGTAGCGAGGCGGACGATCACCGGTCTCGAGGTTCAGCCGGGCGGCGAACCGCCGGAGCAGGCTCTCGGGGTAGGCCTCGCCGTGGTACTTGTAGATGCCCGAGCGCCGGCCGTCGGCGAGCGGGTCCATCGCGACCAGCCCCGGCGTCACGAGGATCGCGTGGTTGCCGCGGAACCCGCCGCCGCCGTCGAAGCGGCTGTCGGCGATCGGCGCGTAACCGCCCTGGAGGATTGCCGAGGCTCCGGCATTGACCCGGCGGACGACCTCGGACCACGGGAAGCGGTAGCGGACGTCGAGCCGGGTCGGGGTGTGCGCCGTCAGGGCGATGTCGACCTCGGCGAGGGTTGTCCCGCCCGAACGGTCGCCGGTCCACCGGCGGACGGTGTTCGGCGAGGGAACCACCTGGCCGCAGGTGTCGTCGTCCGCGGCCATCCCTGCCGAGGCGCAGGTGCAGTTGACCCCGGCGAAGGCGGAGCCATCGAGCTGCTTCTGGAACTTCGGTTGGTAGCCGCTACACGTCATTCGTCGCCTCCTTGCCCTCGTCGCTGACCGTCAGCCGGAGGCATGTCTCACACGACTTCTCGCCGAGCGGCAGCTGACCGGTGGCCGGCGCCGGCTCGGTCATGACCAGCCGGCCGCACCGGGTGTGCCAGCCCGCGTCGTCAACGAGAGCGATGACATGCCAGGAGCCGATCTTCAGGTAGCTCATGCGTGGAGCTCCTCCCGGCAGAGACCGCAGATGAGCGGCATCTCCGCCTCGCAGCCGCAGGAACACGAGCAATGCGCGGCGAGGACCAGCGCGTGCGTCAGCCGGGTCGAGCTGATGACCAACGCCGGATCCTCGCCGCGCTTCATTGCCCGTCTCCGAGCGCAACGAAGTGCCTCGCGCTCGCGGTACTCGGGATGGGTCGCCCGCCAGCGACGCTGGTACTCGTGCCGGAACTCGGCCTCGTGCCATCGGCCGCCCCGCGAGCCGGGGCCGGTCGGGGTGCTCCGGGAAGAGCGCTGCACGTCACCGGTCGTCCTCGAAGCCGCCGCGCTCGGCGACCGCACGGAGGAATCGAAGATGCCTGACCTCGCGGATCGACCACCCGAGCGGCCGATCGTCCTCGCCCTGGGCGACCGGCAGGTGTTCGGCGAAGGCGGCAATCGTCCCGGCGCCTTCGAGGCCGAAGCCGGCGAGGAGGGCGCCCATGAAGGCGTCCTCGGGATCGACTTCGTCGGGATCGGGCCGCCGCGTCACCATCGGTTCGCGGAGGGTGATGACAGGCGTCACGCGTGCCAGCCGAAGTAGGCGGCCAGGCTGAATGCCGTCGCGATGATGCCGAGGACCGTCCCGGCGCTGGCGATGAAGCGCCAGGTCCCGCGCCACTCGGATCGCCAGGTCTCGAGGGAATCGAGCCGACCGTCGTGCTTGTCGATGTCCGAGCGGTTGGCCTTTGCCCGCTGGAGGAGCTGACGGCCGAGGGCGCTGGACTCGGGCTCGCCGATCAGCCAGTCGCGGATCTCGTCGACGCGGACCGCAACCCCGTCCATCTTCCGCTCGAGCTGGTCGAGGCGGCGATCATCGATGCGACGCAGTGGCGTCGCCGGGCCTTCGGCCATCAGATGGACTCGCCGATCCGGGAGAGGACGGCGTTGATCTGGCTGCCCAGGAACTGGAGCGCGACGATCGCGACGATCGCGATGAGGACGAGGATCAGCGCGTACTCGGCGAGGCCCTGCCCACCTCGCTTCCGGCGCCAGACCGGGAACGCCCGGCGTTCCAGGTCCTCGGACATCGGGTCGAACTCGCGGCGCGGTTGCGGTGGCTCGCGCCTCGGGAACGGCGCGAAGTCGGGCACGAGCTTCTGGGCCGCGATGAGCAGGCTCTCGACGAGGTAGCCGAGGAGCAGCGGAGCGTCCCGGCGCCTCGAGCGGAGGATCATCTCGAGGGGCAGCGGGCGGAAGTCGACCCGCGTCGCCTTGCCGGTCGTCTCGTCGATCAACATCAGAGCGAACCGCCCGCGCTCGGGCTTGGGGAGGCGGGCTCGGAGGCTCTCGTCGCTGATTCCCTCGACGTCATCGGCAGTCCGCTCCAGCCCGGCAGGACGTGTGGCTGGTACTGGCAGGTCGCTTCCGCTTGGATCAGGCCCGGCTGGAGCTCGTTGACGGTCACGTCGCACCCCGGCAGCTCATGCGCCGCGACTGCATGCCAGGAGTCGTCGTGTCGGGAGGCGGCGTACTCGGCCACCACCGCGGTCGCACGATCCTGGTGCGCCTTCGTCACGACGAGGAAGCCGACCTCGGTGAAGCCCAGGGCCACGAGAAGTAGGACCGGCAGCATGATCGCCAGCTCGACCAGTGCCTGGGCGCGCATTCATGAGGCCTGCTCGTGCGGAAGGAGGCGCATCGCCCGGCGGCGGACGGTCTCGGCTCGCTTGATCGAGTTCGGCTTGCGCTTCGCCAGAGCCTTCCGCCAGCAGCGCTCGCAGAGATCGACGGCGCCAGCGCCGCGACTGGACGGTCGCCCGTCTGCACGGCGGATGCGGGCGATCAGGTTGAACCGGGCGAGGGGCTTGTCCTCATCGCCGCAGAGGTCGCACGAGGGCGGCGGCTCAGGGTCGCGGAACGTCGGTCCGCGGCCGCCGGCGGCCGCCATGGAGGAGGAGCGACCGCCGGCGCTGGCTCGGAGCGAGTCTGTGCCCACGGAAGCCGACGGTACGGCCCGGCCCCGCGTGTGGCAATACGTGTGATGAAGTTGGCGGTTCTAGGCGGTTCGGGGCGGTTCTAGGCGGTTTCGCCGAACGGGAGCTTGGGGTGGCCTACGGGGCTCGAACCCGTGACCTCTGGAGCCACAAGCCGTAGGTCCGCACGCTCGGGCCCGTGCTCGGGCGTCGCTCGGCGTGTGGCGTGATGTGTGACTACGGTCCGGCGAGCGCCTCGTCGAGCCTCGAGGCGGCGTCCTTCTGGAGGCTCGGCAGGACGTGGGCGTAGACGGCCGCGGTCGTCGCGATCGACGTGTGGCCGAGGGCCTCCTGGATCACCCGGAGCTGGACGCCGGCGGCGAGCATCAGGGTCGCGTAGGCGTGGCGCAGGTCGTGGAACCGCATGGTCGGCAGGCCGACGACCTTCAGCTGGCGCTGGAAGGCCTTGGTGACGTTCCGCGGATCCATCAGGACCGCCTCGCCGGCGTGGTCCCGCCGTCCCTCGGTGGTGAAGACGTAGATCGAGATCTCGCCGGCGGACGCCTGGCGCCGACGCTCGTCGTCGAGCACGTCAACGACGAAGTCGGGCAGCTCGAGCGTCCGGATGCTCCGCTTCGTCTTCGCCTCGTCCGAGCGCTGGATCATGTAGCCCGTCGTCCCCTCGCGCGGCACCGGCCGAACGGATCCGGTCACCCGCAGCCGATGGCCGTCGACGTCGCGCCAGCGCAGGCCAAGGAGCTCGCCGAGTCGCAGCCCAGTGCCGATCGCAACCTTGACGAGCGGCCCCAGGCGGTGGTGCTCGAACGCGGAGAGGATCGCCCGGGCCTCGTCGGGGGTCGTCGCCGGCGCGAGCCGCTGGACCTTCCGCGGCGGCTTCACTGCGTCGGCGACATTGCGCGAGATCAAACCGTCGTTGACCGCGTGACCGAGGGCCATCCGGAGGACGAGCATCACGCCGGCGGCCGTGCGCGGCGCTCGTCCCGCGTCGACAACGCGATCGCGGACCAGGCGAACGGAGCGCGGCGTCAGGTCCGTCAAGGGAGTCGAGCCGATCGCCGGAACGATCCATTTCTCGATCGCGATCGAGTAGCCGCGGGCCGTGTCGGGCTTCACGGATCGGGAGACCTCGGCCAGCCAGTCGCGGAGATGGTCGGCCGTCGTGGTCCGGACAGTGTCGGGATCCTCGCCGGCGCGGATGGCCCGGGTCGTCTCGGCGAGCCAGAGCTCGACGTCGGCCTTGTTGCGGGAGGTGAACGACCGCCGCTCGCGGGCCGGGCCCGGCAACGTGACCTGGCCGCGCCAGGCACCCGATGGGAGCTGTCCGATGCCGCCCTTCCCGCGCTTCCTCCGACGTGGCACCCGGCGATGCTACGCCACGCGGCCCCGGCGCTCCGCGAGCTTGAGGTAGCGATCGGCCTCCTCGGGGCGCACCAAGCGGCGGCGACCGATCTTGACGCTGCGCAGCTCACCGGTAGCGATCAGGCGCTCGACCGTGCGCTTTCCCAACCGCAGGTGCGCGGCGGTCTCCTGGATCGTCAGCGGCTGCTCGCTCACGGCGTCACGTCCGTCGCCGGCGGCGTCGGCGCGGGCCCCGCCTGGCCGTAGGTCACCGTGACTCGCGTCAGCCCGACGAGCTCCGGCGAGCAGCCGCACACCGCGGCGAAGTCCGTTCGCGAGAGGTCGGCGACTCGCCCCGCCCGCTGAAGGAACCGGGCCGGGCCGGCGTCCGTCGACGTACGTCGCACGCAGCCGGCACGGCCGCAGATGGTGACGCGATGGCCCGGCCCGCCAGGCAACGCGAGATACCTCGGGCCGTACCGGGACCCGACGTAGCTCGCGATGCCATGGACGACCAGGGGGGCGGCCGCGGGCACTTGCGACGCCCCGGGAAGCTGCCGGTCCGGCTCGGCATTCCTCTCATCGGCCACGGGACCAACCGTGACACCGGCCGGGATGACAGCAGCTTCCCGGGGCGTCGCGGGCTGCGGCGCCCCGGACGACTCCTGAACCGACGCCGGGACGACGGGCTCAGGAGCCGACCGCGGGGCCGCAGCGCGGACAGCGGGGGCGAGGAGGATGCCGATGACGATGCCGGTCGCCAGGACGACGATGAGCCGCAGCGGCAGGAAGCGCTCGCCTGGCCGGCGGACCTCGGGCGCGTCCTGCCAGCCCGCCGAGTAGCCGTCGGCCCAGACGCGGTCGTAGTCGAGCGGGACGAGCGGATCCGGGTCGAGCGTCATCGCTCGTTCTCGCGGTAGCAGCGGCCATGCCAGCGACCGAGGCCGATCCGCCAGCCGCGGCGCTGCCACGGCCAGAGTCGGCGGTGGCAGTAGATGCAGGTCGAGCTCATGCGGCGGCCTCCTGGTCGGCGTAGGTGACGGCGATCGCGAGCGCCGACCAGACGTCTCCGGCGATGCCGTAGAGGGGGCCCGGCGAGCGCTTCGTGCCCTTCGCCGCGGATCCGCCGAAGCGATCGAGGAGGGCGGCGCGGATGTTCGCGTCCCGGGCCCGGCTGTCGTGGCAGATCGCGAGCTTCACTGCCCGCCGCGGCAGCTGGACGACCGGCGTCGGCTGGGCGGCCTCGGTGAAGCGGCCGGCCCACCAGACCGTGTCGAACACCTCGCGGCCAACGGCCATGCCGTACGACTCGACCTGCTCGATGACGACGATGTCGACGTCAGGCGAGGGGCCCACCCGCAGCTGCTCGAGCAGCTGCTCATTCGTTGTCTTGGCGTGGGCCCGGATCCCGCCGGTGGCGCCGTTGTAGACGAGCCAGGCGGACTCGGTGGAGCCGGGGTCGATCGCCAGGACGATCATGGCCGGCCCTCGATGACCCGTTGTGAGTAATCGTTTGTG